CAGATCGCCGTTGGTCGATGTTAGACCCGACGTGCAGTGAATGATCGAATCCTTGGCAATTTTTAGACCGCCAATAGAGTTAGTTGGAATCGATGAGTTACCAGCTGTCTTAGAGAAACCTTTATCGTTGTAGATATAGTATTCTGCTGAAGTCTGATACGTGGTAACTGTTGCAGCTACCTTCTTGCGCTTCTGCTCGCGAACCTTACGAATTTTACGTGGGTCGATGTAACGAAGCTCCACGATACCCTTCTTAGCATCCTGTTCGTCGAGAATGGCATGATAGTACAATCTACCATCGACATACCAACGACGGAACACATCGTATGAAAGGTCGTTAAACTCAAGCAACTTTAGAACGCCATCAAACTCATCTGTGAGAAGTTTTTTGATACGATCAGATTGCTTGAGATCGCCCAGAATAAGCTCAATAGGCTTAACCTCTGGCTCTTGTGTAATAACTTCGTTGACGATGTCATCAATAGCAGCATCGACTTCTGGATGCTCTGACATTTCACGATACTTGTTGACTAGCTCTGCTTCAGTGCGTATAGAGCCGTCCAGATCGACGTACGTACCATATACGCCGCCTTCTGCCACAACAACCGCCCCGTCATCATTCTGCGGTGGCGAGAACGAGACGGGTTCGGGTTGCTTCCTCTTAATTTCAAAACCAAATAAATCCATTATATTACTCTTCCGTCAAATGCTATTAGCCGCGGATGGTGCCGGTTCTTCCGCTCACCGTCCACCAGTCGTATTGGAACGTGACTGTGAACGTTTCATATGTATCGGTTGCACCCCAATCAAGCTCGATAGCCGAAACTTCAGTTGGGAATACACCGCGGAACTCGTAAGTTCTGATGCGGGTGCCGTCCTTAGCAAACTGTGTGACTGTACCGTCAGACTTGTAGTTTGCAAGGTCGCGAACGTTACGCTGCATAGCATTGATCTGGTGTGACCATTGCTCCATAGCGTTACGAATTAGGAAGTCTTCATCGTTAATGACTGTGATCTGCCATGGGGCAAATACACGGTCACCAGCCAGCTTGATACGGCGGCCGAAGTATGGAACTTCGATGATGCCGAGGTCCGATGAAGGTAGCTGGGCTGACTGCGCCATAAAGCGCAGTCTTGAATCGCCCGAACCATCTGCTGGGTTGCGAAGAGAGACCTCAAAGAGGTTCTGTCTTGCAACACCGAACTGTAGCTGACTTCTAATTTGGTTGATATCGAATGCCATGTCTGGTATCTCCTTATGATTTATCTATTTATTAGACGCCAGCAACTTCGGTAAATTCGACACCTGAGCGGACAGCTACGAAGTTCAACTGAATGTAGTTGATCGACTTAGCTGGTTTGACATAGATGTCTCCTACGAAGCGGTTAGAATCAACAACCTCAGTTGTGTTGTTCGTTTCGTCGCACACGACTCTGTAGTCGATGATACCACGACGACCCTGCACGTCACGTAGGAATGGCTCGATCAAGCTCTTGAACTGAGCTCTTGTGAACTCGTCGTTAAACTCGAATAGAGTGAATTTAGCAGCGTTTGCAATTGCCTTCTCAAGCGTGATAAACAGACGACGTACGTTGATACGATCGAAAGCCGATGGCTTATTGAGAAGAGTCTTGTCGCCGTAGAGGATCGTGCCTTGTCCTGGGAAAGTAACAACTGGGTTGACACCTACCTTATAGAGAACGTCACGTTCAGCCTTGGCTGGGTTATAAGCTAGCTTAATAACATTCTTGATCTGACCGCGCGCAGTTCCTGCTGGTGAGAACCAAGGATCTGCAATTGAGTCTGTACGAACAGCAAGACCAGCGATATCACCGTTTAGAGGAACCCAACGATACACATCGTTATACTTATCGTACTGATATTTGTAGCCAGAATCCATCACGGCGTAAGATGATGATCTCAGCGCATTGCGGAAAGCGATAATGTTTGCAGACATAGAACCGCCAGCAGTATTTACAACATCTGACTTATCTGGTGATAAGAACACTACGCAATCCTTGCGGGTTTCTGCAATGTTGTCGATGAGGTAGTTAGCTAGCTGCTCACCAGCGATACCACCACGAGCCTTACCGGTTAGTAGAAGCGAAATATCAACTGATTCTGCTGACTGATAGACGTCATATGCACGAGCAATGTCACCAAATGAAATCGCTTCTTCACCAGCTCCGTCTGCACCGTATGCAAGACGAAGTGAAAGTGGGGCTGTGCCCGATGCGTTAGCAACAAGAGCTGCAGTAGCAGAAACTGCTGTTGGACGGTCAGAAGCAACCCAAACGTAAGCCGAGCTGTTGTTAATAATGGTCTTGTAGTAGTTTGCACCACCATCTGCATTCTTAGCATCCGTAGCACGTGAAACGTTACCGAATACTTCTAGAACCGTACCTGGAGCACCAGAGAACTGACCACCAGCGTCTACCACGACTACGTGCATTTCGTCTTGAGCTGTTGTATTGCCAAAGTTAGCAACATAGTCAGACTGTGTTGGAGCACCGTCAACTTGGTTGAAGTATTCCCAGTAACGAGATACTGAGTTTGACTCGTAGTTCGTTGATAGCTTGAATACCTGATCCAGTGAAAGCTGAATCGTAGCTTGACCAGTGTTTGTTACAGGACCCTCACCACCGGTGGTGAGAACGACAGGGTTTGCGACGTTTGTGATCTTAAGATATTGCTTACCGATCGATGTATTTCCTAGCTCAAGGATATCACCTACAGAGAACAAAGCACCAACGGTATTAGCGAATGGAAGCGGCGTATCTCCTGCTAGAGATGCTGAGTTAGCTAGCGTAATCGTTGCAGTGTTCGAACCTACAGCAATTGCAATCTTTGTTTCCGCTCTGTTGAACGATGTGTTCGTCGTCGCGGCGCGCAGATCCACTGTTGAGTTAAACTGAGCTGCGGTATCGCAGACTGCAATCTTCAATGTGTTACCAAGAGCGCCTGGGAACTTTGCAATGTAGTGCACATCATTTTCGAAAGCGGTCTGCTTCGATGCAAAGTCGTCTTCGTTCTTGATTGTGTGTGCAGATACGTTAGCTACGCCTGTGTTTGCAATAGCCGAAAGTGTGGCTGCTGTGTTAGCAGCACGGCTGACATATAGGCGGTTGCCATATGCAAGGAAGTTAGCTGCTGTGAACCATGTCTCTGCATTTAGGTTTGCTGGCTTGCCATAGCGTGCAGCAAGCGCGTTTTCTGAATCGATTAGTAGGAATTGGTCAACTGGACCCCAGCGAAAAACGCCTGCAATCGCGCCATCAGTTGTTGCCACCGAAGGGACAACAGTGGTAAGATCGATTTCAGTAACGTTTACACCTGGGCTGATTTGGAAACCTCCACCACCTAGTCCAATGTTAGGTACTGCCATTTTATTCTCCCTTGCGTAAGGTTGTTTCTTGTATTACTACTGTGTCATATTTATAAAAGAGAGATTTTAGAAGAACAAACCTCTGAACTCAGGGTTTGGCATATTAACTAGATCTATCACGTCGTCTTCTGGTTGTCCATCATTGATGAACCCAAACGGTAGTAGCTGACTCTCCAGCTCCTCATCCGTCTTATCTCTAAGCTTCATTAGTGTGTTTATGTCCGTAAGATCTTTGAAATACTGCTGGTCCGACATCCAACCAAACAGCACTAATCCCATTACCAAGTCGTCATTGCAGCCTGACTCGGCTTCATATGACGTTCCTTTCTTCGAGAATCTCGATAGCTCAAAGATCGTATTGTGATCATTAATAATAAGCTGACGCTGCTCTACGAGTAGCTTGAGCATTGAGCAACCAATAGCCTTGACGGTCTTCGTTGTTCTGATGCCTCTATCAACGCCGCTGCCTTTTGAGAACCCACCAGAGATCCTCTTGCCTCTTGCTCCAGCATTCTCCGTATATATGATACCTTCATATTCGTAATCATAAAATAGAGAGTCTGCTACCTGAGCTCCAACGTCGTTGATTTCGACTAGGATAGAAGCATTGTTGTAGGCTTTAGCAATACGGTGTATGGTGCCAGCATAGTCAAGTGGTGTAACCATGTTATTCTTATACGTACACACCTGCTTATATGGCATTGTTGTAACGTCTATAACTTGGAATGCAGAGTAATCTAATCCCTTACCACGAGAAACGTCGCATGTCATTACATACTGGTGATTGCCTTGCTTCTCTTCGTATACGAAAAGACCATCTCTGGAATGAGTAGGAGTCTGAGACACAAGAGTCTTCAACACAGCACCCGCAATTAGAGTGCCGGAGGATCCTAACCACGCACACTCGAATTCCTGAGCGAACTTCTCCATATCGAAGTCCATAGCGCCAAGAGTTTCATGTCTCCACTTCTCATCACGGCCAGGAACCTTCTGCCAAGGAACTTCAACGTATTGGTAGCCGTTCGTTCCTTCTTTAGCGCCCATACACGTCTTATAGAAGTGATTGAGGCCATTAGGTGTAGAGGTGAATAGGATCTTTGTTGTTTCACCAGATGAAATCGTTGGGAAAACAGAAGCGAAGAACTCATCCCAGTTTTCTACGAACGCAGCTTCGTCGATGTACAGTAGCGAGATAGACTTACCACGAATAGCTGATGATGAAGTTGCTGCAGCTAGAACCTTACATCCGTTCTCAAGTTCGATGGATCCCTTGTTCCACTCAATAACACCTTGCTGTAACCAATCTGGTAGGGATTCAAACGATAGCTTAATACGGTCTAGAATTTCTCTAGCAGCATCCCCCTTATTAGCGAGGAGGGCAACAGTTTTGTGGTCGTTGAAAAGAATATAGTGTAGAATAACAGCAGCGGCTGTAGTAGTCTTACCAGCCTGACGAGATGTTACAACGGTAACACGTCTATGATCCGTAATCTTGTTAATGATATCCTTTTGATAATCATATAACTGAATAGGAATCAAACCACGATCGACGTGGACAATCTGAATGTACTTCTCAGCAAAGTAGATAGGATCCTGTGCGCACTTGAGATACTCTTGTAGCATCTCAGGCGACCAGGAAATCTGCTTTCTAGCCTTTTTGAGTAACGGGTTACCATTGTAACCCTTTTCTAAATTAAGCATTCTTGCTCTTCATGTCCTCAAGCATCTTCTGCAGGTCGGCAGTAGATCCAACAAACAGATTGTTGTTAATCGTCTGTTGACCTTCTTCTTGTTTCTTCTTACCCTCTAGGCGCTGT